AACTTGAGCTTGTAGTCTCGCAGGCCACCCGCGGCGGTGTCCTGGAACGTCACGAAATCGGAGTCGGCCTCGGCCGAGTCGATCGAGCACTCCGAGACTTGCGCGGTGTAGTCGGTGCTGGCAATGGTCATCTGCAACAGGCGGGTGCCTAGTGCGGTCATAGTGTGTCCTCATTCCTCGCGGTGACCGTTGATAAAAAGGCACGGCAAATCGCCTACGCCTGTGATGTTGAGCCGTTGGGGCACGGCCTCAACGATGGTGAGGTGTGGGGCCAGGGCCGCCACAAGCTCGGGTTGCACTTCATCTAGGTAGCGTTCGGCGGCCGCCATCCCCTGGGGTAGAACAATGATGACGTTCCATGAGACGACGGCGCCGAACTTGTTCGGCCAGGCGGTACGTTCGCGGCGTATGTGCCCGTGCCCCGGGGCGGTGCCCTGGGCATAGTAGGGCGCCACGTTGACACCCGAAACCGTCGAGGCGGCCTCGGCCAGCTGCGCCCGTACCGCGGCGCTCATCCGAACACGATTCGCTTGTAGGGCCCCTCGAGCCGGCGGATTTCGGGATCGACGTAACCGACACGGGTTGCGCCGAACTCATCCATCTGAACGCCGAGGGGTACACCCTTCATGGCGAGGTTTCGCGCCACCCTGCGCCGTAGCGCGCCAGCTAGGGCGGCGTTGTAGGGTTCCACCCGGCACGCGGCCGCCTGCGCGGTTTGCTCGGTGTCCAGGGCAAGCCGGATCTCCGAATCGGGTACGCCGCTCGAGGCGCCAAGGTACACCTTGAGCTCGGGCAGGGTGGGCACGGGCGCAGACACGGGGCTACCGCTTCACCTTGTATTCGGTGCCGCCAACCTCATGCGTGCCTGGCACGTCGAGCACGTATGTCGTGCCACCCATCGTGTGCCGTGACCCATCGGGGCGGGTGACCTCTGCGCCCGCCTTGACCGTGACGGTATCGCCTACGCGGTGCGTTGTTCGCTTGCTCCCGCCGTTGCCGCCGTTGCTCTCGTCGGCCTCGGTGTCGGTTTCACTCATCGCGGTTTCCTCCCTTGTCGGTGGCGGTGTCCTCACGCATCCATGCCGGTAGGCGAACGATTGGCGTCTGGTTCGGATCCCCGATGGCCTCGGGATTGAGCACCGTAGGCTGGTCGTCACTCATCGCGGTTTCCTCCCTTGGCGTCATCCTCGGTGGTGTCGTCCTCGGCCGAGCCAGGTTGAGCCGGCGTGCCGGTGCCGGTGTCGTCCTCGGCGGTGCCGGTGTCGACTCCCGTGCCTGCCTCGGCGGCGGTGCGTCCCTCGCTGTCGAGCTTGGGCTCTTTGTGGTCCTCGGCCGGGCCGATGGCGCGGCCGTAGGGGTCGGTTCCCGTGTGTGTGGGCAACCCTGTTTCCTCGGGCTCGTCGTCGGTGGTTGTGGGGTCGACGGTCTGCGGTTCGGGGGGGTCACCCTCGAGGGCCCAGGGGCGGGGGGCGTTGCCGCCGTTGTCGTCGGCGCTCATGGGGTGTCCAGGGTGGTGTAGTCGATCCGCTTGACGTCGCTGTCACGGGTGCAGGCGGCGCCTGTGTATCCCCAGATAGCGAGGTCGATTGCCGACACGCGGTACTCGAACACGAACCGCTTAGGCGCCGATGCCCACCCGTAGACACTCGAGGGCACGAACAGGTAGCTGTTTGAGCTGTTGGCCGAGCCGAGGGCCCACACGGCCGAGCCGGCCTGCGCGCCAATGTTGACGGTTGAGAATGTGCCGGTGGTCTGCCCTTGCGCGTTCGTCGGGCCGACCACGGGGAGGAGCTTACGTCCCTGCCCATCGGCGGCGTTGATAAGTGCCTTGAACAGCAGGCCGTCAAGGGCCAGGGCCGAGTAGCGGTTGCCGCCGCGAACAAACTGCAAGTCAACGAACACGTTCGTCACGGCGTTGACCAGGGCGGCGTCGACACCCGAGCCGAGCTGAATCTCGGTGAGGGACAGGGCGTTGAGCATCGCGGCGACCTTGGCCTCGAGGGCCTCAAAATACCCGTTGAGCATCTCACCCCAGATGATTTGATCGGCCTGCGGTGAGCCACCCTGGTCCCACACCTCACGGGTGATTTCAACCTTGCCCGACACGGCCGAGGGGGTCACGGTCTGCGAGGTGGCGGTGAAGCTGCCGGGGGTCGGTTCCACTCCCTCGGTGTGGGGGCCGACCAAGCCGGCGGCCGAGGCGAACTTCGGCACGGTAAACGGCGTCTTGTCGGTGAGGTTGCCGGTGGTGATGAGGTTCCACAGGGGCCGGGTGAACGTGAGGTTCGGCACGAAAAGGTCAGGGCGGTTCTGTGTCGGGGAAACCGCGGTGGTGTTGCCGGTGGTGACGGCGAACGTTGCCCAGACTTCTTCCATGAAGGTTTCGAGGCGTTGCCGGGCGGCCGGGTCGGCGTTGTAGCTGCGCAAGTCCTCGGAGAAAGACTCGGCGCCTGCGGTGCCGTCGAAACGGTACGGGGATGGCTCGGTGACCTCGAGGGCGCCCGCGCGCACGATTTCGGGCCGCTCGGCGCCCAGGGCGCCGCGTAGCTCGGAGAATCCCGCGCCGATGGCCTCGAGCACCGATGCCGGGACTACGGGCGGGGCGGGTGCAGGGTCGGGGGGGTCGGTGACTGTCACGGTCGGCGGGGCGTCGGGCATCGTCGTGTTCTCTTCCTGTTGGGCGCCAAAGTTGACGCTAGTTACCCGCGCCGCGCCGAATACGGGTGCAGGGGTCAAGCTGATTTCACGTAGCGGGACGTTGACCGAATGCAAGACGCCTGCCTGGTCACGCCGAAACTTTGCGTCAGGGTGTAGGCCGATTGAGAGGGAGTCCCAGACCCCATCCTCGGCCATCGTCAGGGCCTTGTCTCCCTCGGCGCCGCGGGCAACCTTGAACGCGGCTACTAGGGCGGCGTCGGTGTCGTCGAGCTCGAACGCGACGCCTACGGCCTGCGCCTTGTCGTGGTTGACCCATAGCTTGACGCGCGAGGGGTCGGCAACGTCGATGGTGCCCTTGCTGAAGCTCCATCCCTGCCCATCCTTGTGAGCCACCACCCCATACGGGACGGCAACGCCGCGGATGATGCGCCGCTCGGTGTCGATGGCGAAAACGGCGCCAGGCGGCGCGTCAAGGTTAGCGAGACTCGCGGCCGTGGTCGTCGTTTCGTTATTCGGCACGGGCGGTTCCTGTCGTCGGTTCTGCCGGGGCGGCGGGCAGGGCGCGAACGTTCGCGGCCGGGATTCCCTCTATCTCTGCGATGCGTTCGGGGGTGATGGCGCCTACCTCAAGGCCGGCCTTGTAGGCGTTGAATCGTGCCAGGGGGTCGGCGCGCAGTAGGCCGTCAATATTGAACGCGGCCGTATAGCCGCGGGGGGTGACGTTGCGCATGGTGAGAGTGTCTTGCGCGGCCACCATGTAGGGCGCATAGGTGAAATCGATGAGGGCCTTGCGCCGCTCGAAACCGTTTTGGTATGTCCTCGAGGTGGTCGAAACGCCTAGGTCCTCGGGATCGATCCCCGCGTGGCGGGCAATCTCTAGGACGGCCTGTTGGCGGGCGTCGTTTAGCTGGAGCTTGTCAGGGTCGACCCCATCGGCGTTGTATTTCAGGGCGGCGGGTATGTAGGCGGCGCTACGGGTACGCCGCGCGGCCTGCCATTGGCTCAGTAGGGCCGTTACGTCGTCGTCGTCGGCAGGGTCGGCGCCATCGGCGGGGGTGAAATATTCAACGGGCGGGACACCATCGGCACGTAGGGCGGCGGCGGCGTCGAGTAGCAGGCACGTTCGGATCGCGCGGCCGCCTGCGATGAGTAGGCCATCGGTCGGCCCGTGGAAGCGGATCAAATCGGCGTCGACAACCTCGCGGCCGTCAATGTGTACGGTGTGCCGGGACTCATCGACGGCCACCCGGCCGGGTCTGATGTAGTCAACAGATGTGGGCCACCCGTTCCACGCGCGGGCCTTGACGCGCCACCATGCGACACGCTCAAAAAACATGTCCTCGAACGTGTCGGCCATCGTGACCGAGCGCGGCCGGTTCGGTTCGGGTTGCTCGAACAGCGGCCAGGGTGTGGGCCGCTTGTCGGCGCCGAACAGCTCGAGCGGCAGGGTTGCCAGCACTCCCGGGATGAGGTCACGGGCACGCTTGACGGCGCCTACCTGTATCGCCCGGGCCCTGTCGATACGGGGCGCCAGGGCGGCCCCATCGGCGTAGGCCGTGGTCCCTACGCCGATGAGGCCAGGCGGGTACGCCTCGGAGTCAACCGCGAACGCGGGCGCCGAGGCGGTGCGGGCTAGCTCAAGTAACGGTTCGGCGTTGCCGGTGAACAGCTCTCGGAGAAAACCCACACGAGCAACGTAGGGCACAGGGCCGACACAAGCTGCGCCCGACGCGCCGCGCGCCGCGCAACTTTTTTTCTGGTCCCGGGCCTGTGCGTGACAGACCCGGGCGCCCGGGACGCTACCCGCGCCGAGCCGGCACGCGGCACACCCGTTAGAGGGCGTCGATGAGCTGCCCGCCTTCGTGCCCGTGCTCGAGGGCGTACTCGAGGGCATCGCCACAGATAGGCGCGTGACAGCTGGCGGCGCTGGACGGCTTGGGTGAGCAGGCGCTCGC